GCCAGCTTCCGGCAGAATCCAGCATTCCGCTGATGCCGTCACCAATGGCAGCCGTGCCGTCCGTTCCGGTCAGTCCTTCCTTGAATCCCTCCGGGATGTATTCGCTCAGGTCTGCCATCCGTGTAGAGGGCGAGTGAATGCCCCAGAAATTGCGGAAGAATGTTTCTACGGTACTGCACAGTGTCGCTATACCGCCGGTAACAACGTTCGTGCTTTCCGGACCGGTCAGGCCGTTTGCAAGGCCCTCGGCCATATAGGTGCCGTATTCCGTCATTTCCCTCTCATCCGCTGCTGTGTCAGCAGAGTCAAGCAAACTTCCAAGCAGTCCGCCTTTCACGGTAAACCAGTTCGCCGGGTTCAGCTGTTTGCCGATCAGTTCCCCGGCTTCGTCTTTTTTCTCGCCAAGCCATTCCACAAACTGGCTCCACAGCTCTTCCAGCGCGCCTTCAATGCCGTTTCCCTCGCCACCTTCTCCGCTCCATGCCCAGCCGATCAGGTCGATCACGGTCTGGATCAGCACTTTGCAAAGGGTCAGCAGCGCCGCGCCGATCGGCTCCGCGCAGTTATTGATAGTATTGCAGATGGCTGTCAGGATTGCTGTCAGCGCCGCTTCAATGTCGTCTGCTGCATTCACGATCACCTCGCGCAGCGGTCCTGCAAATGCACTCAGCACTGTCAGGATCGCCGCGGCAATGCTCAGCTTGATAATGCCTCCCGCAAATGCACTGAAGGCTTTGCCAAGGCTGATAAGACATGCCGAAAATACCACCATGCCTGCCGCCACCGGTGTAATGGCACCAACGGCAAACAAGCCCAGCATGATGCCAATGGTTCCGATCACTCCCGCAAAGGCTTCTCCTGCCGTCAGGCTGGCCAGTCCCTTAAAGGCCGGTGTCAGGATCAACAGTGCAGTGGCCAGCATCAGGCAGGCACCGGCTGCAGATGCCAGATTTGCGGAAACAAATCCCAGCCCCCAGCATCCTGCGATCAGTACGCCAAGTGCTGCTGCAAGGCTGAACACGCTCTTTACAATATCTACAAAGTCAACATCCGCCAGCATTTTGATAGCCAGTGCCATTTCGATCATTGCCGCGCCCATGGCCACCATTGCCACCGCCGCAGCCGTGCTCTCGGGAGCCTGCTTACCGAGCAGATACAGTGCGCCTGCCAGCCCGATCAGCATTAAGCTCACACCGGCCATACCAGCGCCGCCGGCGTCCGTCCCCATGGCTTTGCCCATCTGTTTTACGGCAGCTGCCATCACCAGCAGCGAAGCGCTGGCGATCACCATGCTCTCTGCACCCATTTTCATCCGCAGGGGGTTCACCTTCGTGTTTGCCATCAGCACCAGCAATGCCGCAATGCCACTCACCACAAGCCCTGCGCCCCGGATACCGTCCATCATGCGGTCACCAAGGCTTGCAAAGATCGCCACAGCCCCTGCCGCCATCAGCAGCGCCGTTCCCATTGCATTGATGGCAACCAGCATTCCGCCCAGCTTCACAAGATACTTGATGATCTTGTCAAGGGTGCTCATGCCTGCTTTTCCCGCCAGCTTCTGTGCAAAGCCTGCTGCTACGGTCAGGATACTCATGGCAATGGCCACGCCATTGATGGCTTCCACGGCCCCGTCAATGTCAAGGCCGTTTGCTTCCGCTTTTGCCAGCGGGATCAGTGCCAGTGCGATCATGTCCACCGCCGCAGCCGCAGCCACAAATCCGCCCGCACCCTTCACGCCGCCAAGCTGCTTGTTGAACAGCGCCAGCAGTCCAGTCATTCCGGCCAGCATCGCTGCAATGTGTCCAACCGCTTCCACACTTTTCTCTGCCTGGGCCGCGTCCATTTTTCCAAGCTTTGCAACCGTGTTCGTCAGCGCCGCCATGCCGATGCTGATAGCTACAACGGTCCCGATCAGTTTCGCCGTGTCAAGGCCTGTCAGGTCGGTGGCTGCCAACACTTTCAGTGCCACCACCATGCTAAACAATTCCGAGATCACACTGGCCAAAGCCTGCACCGCCCGCGTCGGGTCGTTGATCTTCGCCAGCAGATACATGCTCCCGCTGATTAACGCCACCGCCGTTGCAATGGCTTTCGCTGCAGTTGCGAGGTTGTTCGTGGTGTTTGCCTTCGTCCAGGTGTTCACGGCACCCGTCAGGCTGTTAAAGAAATCACCGATCGGGTTTGCCAGCGTTTTCTTGAAGTTGTCGCTTGCCTTCTTCAGCAGCACCGTTGCACCGTAGATTGCTGCCGCCAGTACGCCCACGTCGATCAGCGCCAGCAGCCGGTAAAGATCCACTCCATCCTGCAGGTTGAAGAAATCCTTCACCGCGCTGAGCGCATTCCTGCACGCACCGCTGATGTTGCTCATAATGCCGGTCAGCGTTCCGCCAAAGTCCGCAAGCGCCTTTTCTGCCTTCTCCGGCAGACTCAGTACCACGTCCCGGATATTCTCCAGCAGCGGTACCTTGCTGTCGGCAAACTCGCTCACCGTGTCCCCGGCACCCTTGAACCCGTTGAATGCACGGCCGATCAGTGCACCAATACCCTCAAAGGCTCCCAGCAGAATGCCGCCCAGCAGCTGGAACGCCGTACCGATGACGTTTCCTGCCGAAACACTGCCTATTTTGAATTTGTCCAGCACACTGCCCACAGCATCCACCACGGTGCCGAATGCGCCGAACTGCTTCTTTGCCTCTTCCATGTTTCCGCCGCGCACAAGGGTCTTCACGCCCTTCACCACGTCCGCAATGGGGCTCACCAGCGCCGCAACAGCACCCACAATGATGCCCAGCACGTCGCTAAGGCTCTCTGCCTGCCCAAGGCTCAGATCCACCCATGTCAGCAGATTGCCGATGTAACTTCCGATGTTCAGCAAAAGGTCGCCCATCGGGCTCAGCAGATCCAGCAGCTTTCCAAGGATCATAAAAGCGGTCTTGCCAACTGTCGTCACACCCTTCAGCCCGATGCTCAGCACCCGGAATACGCCGGTAAATACTTTCTGCACCTTTTCCGCAGTTTCTTCGCTCAGCGCCATTTTCCCGGTCAGCTCGTCAAATCCCTTCAGGAAGTTGTACAGCGGGCTTCCGTCGGTCATGAACACATCACCGAATCCGTCCCGGATCGGGTTCAATACGCTGTTGATGCCTTCCAGCACGTTCAGGATGCCGTTAAAAAAGTGCTCCCGGCCGCTCAGCTGGTTCATCTTGCCTGCAAGGTCGTCCAGGTTCACACTGCCATTTTGAATTTGCTCCGCCATGGAGTCGTAGGCATTTGCCAGCGCGTCCACCTTGTCCCGGTCAAACCCCAGCTTATCCAGCTCTTCGTCGCTCATGGCGGCACGCTGATGGTAGTAGTCAGCCGCTTCCCCAAGCACTTCGTACAGCTGCTGGGCTGTCACACCGCTTTCTTCCAACGCCTTCTGGAAACTGCCCGCTTCTTCAATGCCTTCCTCGCTCAGCAGGCCCTGATTCACCAGCGCTTTCTGCAAAAGGTTTGTGTAGTTGTCTCCGGCTTCACCAAAGCCTTCCGTTCCCAGCAACTGGTCAAGGCCTGAGTCGAAGGCATTCTTCAGCCAGTTGTTCCGCCCGGCCGCACCGCCTGCGAACATGTTCCAGAACTCTTCCGCCAGATCGCTCCAGAATCCCTTTGCTTCCTCGTAGTTGCCAAACAGGATATCAAAGGTCTCCATCCAGCCGCTGCTCACAGCGTCCTTCGTAGCGTCCACCGCTTCGCTGAAGCTCTTTGCCGCCTTAAAGGCCTTCACGGTCACTTCGTCGTACTTGTCAGCCAGGGCATCAATGGCCTGCGATGCCTGACCGTGGTACTTGTTCGGGTTCGCGTCCAGTTCTGCCTTGACGGCTTCCGCAAACTCGGCATATTTTCCGAAGGCCTTTTCCATGACCTCCCGGTCTGCCCACTTTTTCTGCAAGCTGTTGTCAAAGCTGCCGGTGGTCACAGCACCTTTCTTGATCTTGCCCAGTTCTACGCCGGTGTCGATCAGCAACTGCTTCAGCTGCTGGGAAGCAACACCTGCCTGCTCCACGCTCTTCCAGTCGATCAACTGGATGGCACCGGTACCGTAGCTCTGCGCCAGATTATAGATGACCCGCTGGAACTCCGCAGCGCCCTTGCCTGCGTAAGCCGTGGCGTTTGCCATGCCCATGATCATCGGGATCATCTTTTCGATGCTACCGCCCGTGCTGGTCAGGGTGGAAAGAGCACTCGTCATGTCTGTAAAGCCGTAGCTGGTCTCATCCGAGAACCACATCAGCTTTTCCAGATACCCGTTCACCTTTGCAATGCTCTTACCCGTCGCATTCATGATGGTCTGCACGCTGGCAGTCTTCTGGGCATACTTGTTCCAGCCGCTCGTCACCTGATCGAGGGAAAGGCTTTTCACCAGCCTCTCACCGGTGTCCACGGCCTGCCTTGTAATGTGGCTCAGAGCCGCAACGCCCATCACTTCCACGGCCGAAAACTTGCCGCTCAGGTTGTCCAGCGCACCCTGCATCTCGTCAAAGTCCACTTTGGCCGATGCATCGCCGATCTTTTCAAAGCCCTTTTCCGCGCCGTCCAGCCGTAAGCTGTCGTTCAGCTGCTCAAGGCTCTGCATGGTCTGGTGCACATTCTTCTCAAACTGCGCGTTGTCAAACCGCATTTCTACTACGCGCTCGTCTACTTCCTGGCTCACAGTCTCTTTACCTCCTTCCACAATTCATCGGTCAGAGCAGAAAAAATCGGAGCCAGGGCAGGGTTAATGTAATCCACCCCCTGCACATAGGCTCCGTTTCTTGTGCCGTGTCCGTATTGCAAGATCACCGCAATGGGCACTCCGTTCACAATGTTGGAGTTCTTCCAGCACAGCGTGGCCCCGCTCTTGTCCATTTTGATTTCGTAGCTCCAGCTTGCCGCTGTCTTTCCGGTGGCTTTCGGGGTAGCGTCTGCAAGCCGTTCTGCACCCAGCTTGCCGTATTTTTCCAAAATTGGCCGCACACTCCAGCTCTTGATGTGGCTGAAAAAGGTCAGGCTTTTCTTAAAGTCGCCTTTCTGCCGGATCTCAATTACCTTGCTCAAAAGCTCTTACCCCCTCGAGTGAAACTTCGCCCTGCGCTGTGCGTTCAGCGCCCGGATGTGCGCCGCCTGCTCGTGTCTGCCCATCTTCTCGGGCGGCAGGTTCTCTTCCCCGCAGGCCCGGATCAGCGCCAAAAGCCGGTTCAGGTGCCACTTTTCGCACTCGAACGGGATGCCGTAGCTTGCCATGGCGGCGTAAAACAGGTCTGCCGTCTGGTAGCGTGCGCGCTTCTTGCCGCCTTTGCGGTCTTTAAAGGTCGCGGCCGTCATCGGGTCGCTCATATATCGTTGAATGGCCAGCCAGTCTTCCCGCCGCAGTCTTGTGTATACGGTCGGGTCCACACCCTTTGTCAGGGTCATGCATCGGACGAAATCAAGCGTTTCTTCGCGTGTTTTCTTCACGTTTTCGTCCAAGTACGGCTTGTGCCATTTGCTTTCCCATTTAGACAGGGAGAGCAGGCTGTATTCCAACCTCAAAGTTACCGGCTCGTCGTATACGAACATGTTTGTTCGCTCATCCCAGCGTTCTTCGCCGGGAATATGCAATTCCAGCATTCTTTCACTCCCCCTGTGCTCTTAAATGCGTGTCTTTTCCAAGGCAAAAAAATAAAAGGATGGCCGTTTTTTACGCGGTCATCCCTAGCCGCCGAAGCGGCAAAATCATTCTTCCTCTAAACACAGCTCGCCCTTCGGGAGAGCTCTGTGACGCTCCGACATTCAGTCGGACGGAGCGGTGAGAGGGTTTCTCAGCCCATATTCACCGACGGCAATGCCGACGCAGCACTCACGGTCGCCGCCATTTCCATAGCCGGGTTCTGGTTCGGCATGTCGGCGGGCATAATGCCGTTCACAAAGGCGCTTGCCTTGGCCTCGTCCGTCACCAGATCCATGTAGATCATGCTGTAGGCCGGATGTGCCTCAAACTCAGCACGGATGGCGTCGTTCTTCATGAACAGGCGGCCGTCTGCGCTCTTCTTGCCGTAGCTCTTCAGTACCACATCCTTGAACAGCTTCACCAGCTCCAGCTGGCTCTTCGCTGCAATGATCCTCTGGATGTAGGCACGCATGCCGCCCTCCATACTCAGCTCCATCTCGGTGATCTCCGCCTTCGACAGGTTGAAGTAGAAGTCCTCGGTGCGCTGGTTACCGTCATAGTCGGTATAGGAAATGGTCTTTTTCAGCATCTTAATCTCTCCTTATCGGTTCATTTTGATTTTTTTCTCTCAGCAAAGCTCGCCCCTTCGGGAGAGCTGCAAGCATCACCGGCAAATGCCGGACTGCGCGATGAGAGGGCGTTTTTTACACAGCAGCCTTTACTGCAGCGAGCAGCTCGTCCGGGGTGGGCAGCTTTGCATTCTCGCTGTCGGTGCCGTACAGCAGGTCTTCCACGGCCTTCATCTGCTTTGCGGTCAGCTCAGTGCTGTCAAACTCTGCCACCGCCGCAGCCTTCAGGTCTGCAATGTTCACAGGCACGGTATCGCACTCCCAGCTGAAGGTCTCGGCATCCGGGCTGTCGTTCATAGTCTCGTGGCTCTTCTCAGCAGGCTTTGCGGTCGCATTCCACACCACATGGATGATGCAACCGGCATCGGGGTCCTGATCGGTGCCCACCTTGGTCTGCCATGTAAAGCCGAATGCCTTGCGCTTCTGCTGACCGATGCGGATGCCCTTCACCGGGGCAGCCAGACCGTCGCAGGGTTCAAACTCGGGCGGGTACATATAGGATTCAATGGTAAAGCCGTAGTCCTCGCCGGAGATCAGGCGGGCGTACTTCATGTTGTCAGCCCACAGGTCGGTAGGTTCTGCGCCGCTGGGGCTTTCCGTCACGCCGGTCAGGCCGTTCCATGCAGCGCCATTGTCGTAGCCCTCGCCATCGGCCTTGGGGTAAACCACGCCGTGCGAAACACCGGCGTGGAACTTGCGGGTACCGTCAACGTCCCAATTCAGTTTTGCCATAGGTTTTGTCCTCCTTTATAAATAGGTATCAGTACCACACACTGAATACGTCGTGGTATAAGTTGTCCGAAATAAAATGGCGGTCATAAGAAGCCTTTGAAAGCAAACTCATGGCCGCTGTCATTTCGCTGTCCGGTTTCGTATCGATCACGGTAACAGAATAATGGAAGGTCTGGCGGTATACGCGGTCGTCAGCCTTCGGGCTGCGGATCTTTTCCAGCTTGTAGCAGATACAAGGATATTTCATCCGCAGGTTTGCAGGCGGCTGGTAGTACACGTTTTCACTGCCGCACCGCTGTTTCACGATGCTGCGCAAAAGCGCATCCAGCCCGGAGCGTCTTTCACTCAGTTTCGTTGCCATGCCATAACCCTCCCAGCGTCAGCACGATGCGCGGGTACTCCACGCTCGCGTCCGTCACCTTCCATTTTCCGCCGTAAAGCGTCACATACCGGAGATTGCAAAAGTGCTCCTGAACATACGGGTCAGCGATGACGCTTAGCGTGTTCGCAAGGCTGATATCATCGTTCACCTTGTCGCTGGACTGGTTCCTGCGCGTGTTCCGTGTCAAGTCGCCGTAGCAGTCACGCTCTGTCACGATCTCAGAGTGCACACTCAGCTCTGTCTCCTTGGTCTCCACGAAACCAAGCTTCCCAAACCACTTGCTCATAGCACTTTCACTCCATTTTGAATTTTCTGATTACTTTTCGGCAGAAGCAGCCCATGCCTGGGTCTTCACGGTCTCGCCGGTCACAACGGTGATCACACCGGTCGCACCAAAGGCCACAGGCACCAGATAGTTTGCGCCCTCCACGATCACCAGACGGCCCTTCTTGAAGGCATCCTCGATCTCTTCCTTGGTCACAGTCTCCTTGAAAGTGGTGTCAGCGTACAGCTTGTGGTCCGCGGTCTTGCCGTAGGCCATGTAGTTTGCAACGTGCAGGTCCTTGCCCTGCTCATAGAGCTTGTTCAGCATTTTCTATCATCCTTTCCTTTGAAAAAGGCTCCCTCAATGAGGGAGCTGGCGAACAGCGCCGCCGTCAGGCGGACTGTGAGACTGAAGGAGTCTCTCATGCAGCCCACTCAATGGCCATAGCGCTGTAGGGGCTGGTCAGTGCGCCGGAGCAGCGGGTCTCGATCAGGTACTTCTGTGCATTGAAGTCGATGTCAAAGTCATCGAACATGCTCACAGCACCGCCCTTGTCGGCACCCACGGTGTAGTCGGCCAGGTTCACGATCACAGCAGCCAGGTCACCGCCCTTGGCACCCTTGCGGCCTTCCATTTCGGGAATGGTCACGATCTTGGCAACACGCAGCTTGCGGGCCAGTGCGGCCTCGTCCGTATACAGCTGGCGGCCCATGCCGTCTTCCAGCAGCAGCATCTCGGTCAGGGCATCCTCGGTGGTAAACATAGTCGGGGTGCCGCTGCCGCGGTAGTCCTTGCGGGCACGGATGGCCTGCTTGATAAAGGCCTTGTACTTGTCCTCCACGGTGGAAAGGCCGGTGGTCTTCACCTGCACCTTGATGGTAAACAGGTCGGCGTCGTTGAACACCGGACGGATGCAGTTCTCATCGATCTTGTCACGGCTTGCTGCCATGCGGCCGTCACCCAGAATGTAGGCCAGTGCCAGCTCACGGTTCAGCTTGTAGCGCATCTCGTTATGCAGCCATGCCACCACGTCAAAGCTGGTAATGTCCACCACATCGTCGCGATCCAGCTCCTGCTTCTTGTACACCGTGGTCGGGCCAGTGGAGCGGCGCAGCAGGCCGAACACCTCTTCCGTCTTGTAGTTGCCCTTCAGGTAGCCCTTGGCACGTGCATCGTCCTCGGTCAGGTCGGCGAACAGGCTCTTGAAGCGGCTGAACGGGATGTGCTTCACGCCGCCCATCACCACGCTCACCCAGTCGTCGGGCTTGTCAATGATGCGGGGCGGGGTGTCCAGCAGGTGATCTTCCGGGAACAGCCAGTCGATGTTGTCAATGCCGTGGCACAGAGCGTTCACCTCGCTGTCCTCAATGCCGGCGTTTGCAAAAGCAGCCTTCATGGTGCCGCAGGTCTTGGCGGTCTTCACCACCTTGTTGATCTCGTCAATGCTGTGCTTCAGCACGGTGCCCTTCGTGTCCTTCTCAAATACGTTCTGCTTCACGGTTTTTTCCTCCTCACCGTTAGTCTCTTCTCCGTCACGCTCTTCCAGGGCCATGCCCACCAGTGCGTGGCAGCACTCCTGCTGTTCGGGTGTCATGCTGTTGTACACCTCTTCCAGCGTCTTGCCGTCCTTCTGTTCGTCCGCCATCTTGGCTTCCTTCTGTGTTGTTTCGTCGGTCGCTGCATCACCGCTGTGTACAAGGTCGTCCAGCGGTTCACCGTCCGGGTCCAGTCCGTGGGCAATGCTCAGGCCGCCGTCTGTGTAGATGAATGCTTCGCCGCCCTCGTAGTCCTCGTCAGCACTGTGCTTCACCACCTCGTCGATCAGCGCACCCGGGTTGCAGCCTGCCAGCACAAGGCTCACTTCCTGAATAATGCCGTGCTGGACCGTGTTGCCCGTCTTCTTGATGCAGTTTGCATAGATGGAAAAAGCGTTCAGGTCGCCATTTTCCACGCAGGCCTTCGCGGTCCGGCCGGTATCCGTATCGTTGAACTTTGCGTAGCAATACATGCCCCCGGGCCGGTTCTCCAGCAGGCAGTGGCCAAGGACGTTTTCCAGATTGTCATGGTCATGGTTGTACACCATGGTCACAACTTTACCGTCGCATTCCTGGAACGCATTCGGTGCAATGGTCAGGCCATCATAGCACTTGGTCTTAGCCTTCGTGGCCCAGCCGCTGCAGTCATAATCAAACTTCGCCATTTTGATTTGCCATACTCCTTTCTACGGCTTCCTTTCCAGCCGTGATCGTTTTGTTTCTCTCAGCAATCTCCGCGTCGGATTGTGAAATGTTGCTGTTCCGCAGTTCGTCCGCCTTCGGATCCTTCGAGGGCTTCATTCCCAGCAGCTGCCGGAACTCATTGCTTGTCAGGATCTCGTTGCGGGTAAACTTGTCCGCCATCTCGGCAACAGCACTCACCGGTGCCAGCTTGAACGGGTCGCGGAAGTACATCATGCTCTCGCGGCCTTCCTTCCGGTCCTCCTCGGTCAAAAACTTTCGCTTCAGCTCGTCCACGGCTGCTGCCACAAGGGGTTCAATGGTACGGTTCTCATAGTTCGTCATCACCGCATCGCTTGCTGTACCGTTCATGATCTCCGGGGTAATGCCTAACTGGCTGTATGCCATGTTGGTCAGGTATTCCACGGTTTTCAGGAGGTTGTTTTCAAGGCTGCGGTTCAGCTGTGTAATGTGTTCCGAACCATCGGTGTAGGCAATGCCATATTTGGAGCCGGTCAACTGCCGTTCGATCTCAGCTCTCCGGTCGTCCGCTCTCTTTTTCTGGATCTCGTTGCGTACCACGTATGGCAGCTGGATGATAAGATCCAGTTTTTCAGATCCCAGCTGGTCATCCACCACGTCCATCAGGTTCAGCTTGCGGATCAGGCGCTGGATGGTGCCGTTCGGTTCGTTCATCACGGCGTAGAACGGGTTCTCGATCAGGGCCACTTCTGCTTTCGGCAGGGTGATCTCCTCTTTCTGCCCGGTCTGGTCATTGTACACTTCCAGCCGCACATCATCGGGGTACCATTCCTTCACCTTCGCCACCCGCATGGAAAGGATCTTCGCTTTGCCGGTCTCTTCGTCCACATCCACGTCCACCGGCACCAGCGCCGCCGCGCCCTCGTCCAGTACAGAGAGGAACATGTCATACCGCAGTGCCCTGCCGGTCTGGTCCTTGTTGCCGGAAAGGTTCAGACAGCAATTAAGGCCCGAATCAACGGTTTCGTCGTAGCGTCCGTTTTGGTTGATTGTGATGCCCGCTGCGTCCATGGCAATGCGGGTATATATGGCGGTCATGATCGTGCGGTCGTTTGCACGGTTCAGCCGTACCCGGTCAGGCCGGTAGCTGCTTCCTCCGCCATAGTAGTTCTTCCCGGGAGGGTCCCGGTTCGTAAAGGCGTTCCACGCCCGTTTCAGGCGGGAGCCAACGTTTATCGCCATTTTGATTTTTCCTCCCGGTCAGTTCTTCTTGTCGTCCTGTTTTGCCTGTCCGCCACTGGCGCTGCCGCTTACAATGGCATTTGCCAGATCAGGGTTTTCAAAGGTGTTCGTCACAAACTGCTTTGCGCTGTAACTCATTGCGCCCGCCACAGCCTTAGTCAGGAACTGCTTCCCGGCGTCCTTCATCACGCTTTTCACAAAGCTCTGCCCGCCGTACACATCACTGCGCAGCTGTTTCACGTCCTTCTGCAGCTGCAGCCGTTCTTTCTCCGCTTTCAGTTCCCGGTTCGGGTCGTCCGCGCGGATGTTGGTATCCCCCTGCAGGTCGCGGTACTGCTTTTCCATCTGCAGGCGGTTGATCCGTGCCCGCAGCTCCTCGTCCGAGTAGTCCTCGGCCTTGCCACCCTTCCGCTTCGGGGCGTACTCCGTCTTTGCGGTCGCACCTTCACCGGCGTTCTCGTCCCCGGCATAGTGCTTCTTTCCGGCTGCGGTCAGGGTGCCGTCTTTGTTCTGGTACCGCCGCACGCCCCATTTCATGCCCTTGATGCCCCAGTGGCACAGGGTGCTGTTCCGGTGCTGCCACCAGTCATTTTGATTTATCATCTACTCACCTTCTTTCACGCTCTATTGCTTTTATCCATGTTTGTGCTATACTGGCTTTAACAGCCATTCTGTGAGGAAGGGGAATCGTGTATGTGGAGTGCTAAATGCCCCAAATGCGGAGCAAAGATCCTGCTTGAAGATGCCAACGCAAAAGTCATTCAGTGTGCGTCCTGCGGAGCACAGGTCCGCGTTAATATCAACGTGAACTATAACTACTCCAAATCAGAGCATACCGAGCATATCGTCGATGATGCAAAGATCAAGCAGGCCCAGAATGTTGATCGCGTCATCAACCTTTTTGCCTCTCCCATCGAGGAGCGCCGCGCCAAAAAGAAGACGGAAGAAGAGCGTATCCAGCGCGAAGCAGACCAAGCCGAGCGTATCCGCAAAGAGCAGGAGGCAAAAGACGCTGAAGAACAGCGTGCTTACGAAGAATGGGCATCTGCTCAGCACGAAAAACATGCCCGCCAGGCTGGGCGCGCAATTGCCAAGGCAATCAATTACTATCGTGCCAACGAACGGAAAATCCTCATCAGTGTCGTTCTCATTGTTGCTCTTCTCGCTTGCCGCGGCGTTTACGATTCCATCAACCAGAAGCGGGAACAGGAACTTGCCGCCCATCAGGCCGAGCTTGCCCGCCTGAAGGATGAAGAGATAGCCGCATCGCACCTTGCTATGGGCGAAGTCCGCATGCCAAACATTTCCATGAGCGAAGATGCCCGCGATGTCATGAAAAAGCTGCGTGATGCCGGTTTCATCAATATCGTCGATCAGCCAAAGCAGGATCTCGTTCTTGGCAAAAATCACGCTCAGTACGACATCATAGAGATCACTGTAGACGGCGCACCTTCCTTTAAAACCGGCGATTGGTACCCCCTCGATACCGAGATTGTTGTGTCCTATCATACCTATATTTTCGAGTAACGATGAAAGGGGTGCTCTGCATGACGGTCACTTGTCCGAACTGCGGTAGCGAGATTCCAGTACCCAACCGAAAGAAAAAGTCCATACAGTGTCCTTACTGCGATATGGGTGGTCTTGAACTTGACCTTGATTATTTTGATGAAGAAAACGGTCAACCGGTTACCGGATGGAGAAGTTTTGAATTTCAGCATCCACGTGCCGCCAAAGCCGTCAAAGCAACTGGATACACTGCTGTGGCAGCAATGCTTGCTGTCGGAGGCATTGAACTTGCAAAAGATAAAATTGCCGAATTA